TATACCCAACAGACGAAGGCGGTGTGGCAGTAATTGTTCCATCCGCTGAATATCTTTCAAACCACACGATTGAAGAACTAGCCGCAAAAGATGTTCCTGCGGGTAAGGCTTACCAGATTATTGATGAGGCTGACGTTCCTTCTGATCGTACATTTAGAAACGCATGGGAATATGCCGAATGATTGTAATCAACATCGACAAAGCCAAAGGTATTGCTCACGACATTCGGCGTGCCAAACGTGCTGAAGAGTTTGCGCCGTATGATGAAGTGATTATGAAGCAGATCCCCGGCAATGACGCAGTAGAAGCAGAGGCGGCACGGCAGGCTATCCGTGACAAGTACGCACAGATTCAAACAGATATTGATTCTGCCCCCGGTGTTAACGAAATTAAATTTGTAATTGACAACATCTAATGGCAAGCGAAGTCAAAACGAACAAAGTAAGCGCCGCCTCTGGGACAACTGTAACTCTAGGAAATAGCGGAGATACAGTATCGTTAGGTTCTGGCGCAACGGCCAGCGGCGATAACTTTCAGTTTAACTCTGGTTATGGCTCTGTTGCCACGGCATATGGGTGTAGAGCGTGGGTGAACTTTAATGGAACAGGGACTGTAGCAATTAGTGATAGCGGGAATGTTTCGAGTATTACGGATATTGATGTGGGTAAGTACACGGTAAACTTTACTACAGCGATGCCTGATATTAATTATTCAGCAGTTGGAAGTGCAATTGGTTCAACAAATGCTTCTTTTTCTACTTTTTTAAATAGCAATGGCTCTGCATTAACAACAACTGGTTTCGAAATTCAAAATATAAATAGTATTACAGATTCAAGAATAGATGGTAATTGTATTTGCGTAGCAGTTTTTAGGTAATTAACATGAAAAGAATAATTTATCCAATAGACGAAGGCGGTGTGTCAGTATGAGTCACGTTAAAACAGACAAACTCTCAGCACGTACTGCGTCTGGAACGATTACTCTAGGCGAGTCAGGGGAAACTATTACCGTTCCTAGTGGCGTTGTGCTGACCAATAATGGTACGGCTAGTGGGTTTGGTAAGGTGTTGCAAGTTGTTCAAACCGAAAAGACTGACACAACGTCACACAATAGCACTACATTCACCGATGTTTCTGGAATGTCTGCAACTATTACTCCATCAAGTTCATCAAATAAAATTCTTGTTATGGTTAGCGCAAGCATTGGTAATACTACAAATGATCCATACGTTCTTATGAAATTGCTTCGTGGCTCAACAGAAATTTTTGTTGGAGATCAAGCGGGTAGCAACAGGCCACGAACAACTATGGGGACAGGATTAGCGTCCAATACGAGCAGCACTAGGGCAACTACCTTATATTCATTTACTTATTTAGATTCCCCATCAACAACAAGCGCCACTACTTACAAACTGCAATGGGCTGTTAATTTTGCCTCTAACTCAGCAGTTGTATATCTTAATCGCACCGGACAAGATGTTGACGATACTAAACACTCAAGATCGGCATCAAGCATAATTCTCATGGAGATAGCAGGATGAACCATCAGGCAATCTACAACACTCATCCTAATGTCGTTAGCATTGACGATAGCAAAGGTGCAAAGGATGCAAATGGTAACCTAGTTACTATTGACCAAGCGGTATACGACGCAGAGGTCGCAAGGCTAGAGGCAGAACAAGCCGCCACCCAATACCAACGAGATCGAGCCGATGAATACCCGCCCATCGAAGCACTTGTCGTAGCCCTATGGGAAGGCGTGGTAGAAGAGCGTATGGCGGCAGTTACACAATTAGAAGCACTGCGACAAGCAGTTAAAGCAAAATATCCAAAGGGTTAAACTATGGCACTAGAAAGCGGAACATATGTAAAAGATTTAGTTAGCACCAACCCGCCGGGTACTGATGCTATTTCACAAGGCGATGACCACATCCGCCTGATTAAATCTGTACTAAAGAATTCATTTCCTTCAAACAGTAATGCTCCTATTGTGCCTGATATCTCTGGCAATGGAGACAAATACCTACAGGTAAACTCTGGCGCTAGTGCTACGCAGTGGGTTACGCTTGATGTTGATGCGTTGACTCGCCGTAAAGGTGAACTCCAGAGACCGCAGTTTTCTTATGCGTCTGCAAGTTCTATTACCGTTTCTCCCGGCATTTACGATCTTGATGAAAAAGGCAAAAACGTATCGTGGGATTCCACGCTTACAGTAACTGGATTAAGCGGAACAGATCAATGGGTATATATTTATCTTGATTACTCTGCTATTAGCGGAACTACTGTAACCGCTTCTGAAGTTATTGGTAGCACAAGTACGCCTGCTTGGAGCGATAGCAAACACGGTTGGTATAACGGTGATGATCGTTGTATTTTTGCGGTTTATTTTTCTGGATCAAACATACTTCAGTTTGACCATGACGGTGGAAACTTAATTCTTTGGGATAGTGATTATTCTTCTGGTTCTCATAACAGCACATCTCCCGCATCTAAAACATTAAAAATCCCGTCGTTTGCTAATAGAGGGCAATGTACATTTTATGCTAATGGAACTGCTGGTCCCGGACAATTTAATTTTTATTGGCGTGATACTGGCGGTAGTGGTAGCCATTTGATTGCAAGAACTGAAGATGATGAGTCTGAATTTACTGTAAATGCTGTACCAGTTTACACAAATAGTAGTCAGCAAATTGATGTGTACCTTACTCAAACTGGAGCAACAGGCGGATATCCTACATTGTTCATTTATACTACGGGATTTTATCTTCCGAGAGGGCTGTAAATGCCACTAGTACCATTTGAAAACGTAGGCTCTGTTGGAATTATTCAAGACACTCCTCCGTATAACCTACCACAAGGCGCATGGTCTGACGGTAACAACGTAAGATTTCTTGATAACGGCGTAAAGAAAGTCGCTGGTTACAAGGAGGTTATGGCTACTTGCCCGTTTGCCCCGTACTACATTACGCCATACCTTGCTATTGATGGTGCACCCTACTGGGTGGCATTTGGCGCTACTGACATTGCAGTATGGAATGGTAGTAGTTGGACGGATGTAACACGGCAGGCTACGCTTACACTTAACGGCGCTGTGTCTGCTGGTGACTCAACGATTACTGTAGACACTGGTGCTACTCTTACTGCGTTGGATGCCACTGGTACGCTTGTTTTGGGCGACCAAGATACCGGGTCAAACGAATACGAAGAACTAACGTACACGGCTAGGGACACTGGCACTGGTGTTATTACTTTGTCTGGTACTACGACCTACGCACACCCTGATGGCGCTGTTGTAACCCCAAGCAAAACTACGTCTACTGTTGACCTTGATTACAATGCTAACCAGCAAGATAACAAATGGACAACGACTAACCTTAATGGGTTATTAATTGGTACTAACGGGGTAGATGCTCCGCAGATGTGGCCTTTAGATGCTGGAATTCCCAGTGTGTCACGACCATTTCTTGAACTGCGTAACTGGCCTGCTGGATACTCTTGCAAATCTATTAGATCGTTTAGAACATTCCTTGTTGGACTTAATTGGAACAAGGAAAACCAAGAACCACGCCTTGTAAAGTGGTCTACTGAGGCGTCATTTGGTAATCCTCCGTCAACATGGCGAGAGGACGATGCTACGTTGGATGCCGGCGAGTATGAATTGGCTGATACGCCGGGGGAAATTGTAGATGGCTTGCCTCTTGGTGACTCATTTCTTATCTACAAGGAAGACTCTATTTATGTGATGAACTATGTGGGTACTCCTTACATATTCTCATTTAAGTTGCTGTCACCTACTATTGGCGCATTGTCAAAGAATGCTATTGCAGAGTATGAAGGCGGTCACTTTTTTATTGGCAACTCTGATTGCTATGTTTGTAATGGCCAGACTGTAACCGCATTACTGCCTAACCGTATGCGTCGAGCCATGTTTGAGAACATTGACGGCGATACATACGAGAAATGTTATGTTGCGGCAGACTATGTGCGTAACGAAATGCTTGCTTGTTTTCCTTCTTCCAGTTCTACTACGGTAGACAGGGCGTTAATATGGAATTGGAAAGACAACACGTTTTCGTTTAGAGACTTGCCTAATGCGGCACACATTAACGCTGGTGTAATTGACATTACCACAGGTGCAACATGGGATGCCGCTACTGATTACTGGGATATTGGGTCAGGAGCATGGGGTACACGGGCATACGATAACGTAAAAGAAAACCTAGTGTTTTGTGATGTATCTAATACTAAGATATACCGTGACGACTTTGGTAACAAAGAAGATACTACCAACATGACATCGTATATTGAGCGTACTGGGCTTGATCTAAACAATCCGCAGTCAGTTAAGTTTGTATCTGCTGTATATCCGCAGATTGATGTAACAGGTGACAACACGGTTAACGTATATGTAGGTAGACAGATGGCTCCAGAGGATGCCGTGACTTGGGAAGGGCCAATACTATTTAATCCTAACACGCAGTCTAAAGTATCATGCCGTGTCAGCGGTAAATATTTTGGTATCAAGGTAGAGTCAACCAGCGACATTGACTGGAAGTTGCATGGCGTGGCATTTGAGGTGCAGGAACGTGGTA